GCCGCTGGCGTTCAGTGAGACCGCCACGGGGCCGTACGATCCACTGGCGCTAACCCCACTCAGGTCCGCAGCGAGCGGCGCTCGGAAGAGCCCGACGTCCGGATTGACCTTGTCGTACCGGGGATCTGCCATGTTTCACCTCAATCTTTCTTGTCGGTGCCACTCGCCCGGACTGCGGTGCGCAGTGCGGGAAACCTTCTGGCAAGCTCGGTCCGGCTGGCGCCGCCGGTCTGCTTGCCGGATCCTGCCCCAGCGAACTTCGGACCGCTGGTCGGCGTCTTCTTGGTCCCGCCAGATCCGTCGCCACTGGGCTTCAGTAGATAGGGTCGCTCCTTGGCGAGCGCCTTCACCGCCGTCTTGATCTCGGACTCATTCCACACCACCTGGGAGGGATCGTCGTCGTCCTGGGCGAACTCGAAGAGGTCAGTCTCCAGGAACCGATAGACGTCGCTGGGGTCCTGGAAGTTGGCGGAGTTGTCGGCCACCAGCTTCTGTAGCGTCGACATGCGGAAGGCCTCGGATAGCCGGTCCAGCTTGGCCTGGGAGGCTGTGTCTGCTCCACCCGAGTCGGTCTTCTTGTCGTCGCTGGCGTCCGTCTTCTTATCGTCGACGGGGGGCTTAGCTCCGGTGGCGTTCTTGCCGAGGATCTTGATCTTCTTCTCGGCGGTCGCCCGGAGCTTCCGCTCCTTGTCCAGGGCCTTCTTCAGGCCCTCCAGGCTCCCCTCGTCGTCGGTGTCGTCGGCGTTCTCATCGCCTGCACTATCGACGCCCGTGCCGTCGTCACCCGCACCACCCTCGCTGCCATCTCCGTCGTCGTGTCCCATCACGAACTCGAAGTGGAGCCACTGGAGATCCTGGTCCTTGATCAGTGACAGCATCACGCATGTCCTATCTGCTAGCTCTGGCGGGGGGCCTCGCGCCCCTAGCCTGCTTGGTGAGAGATTGCCCGGACTCACTCCCGGCGCTCTCGTTGACCTTACCCTTGTTGTTGCTCTGGTTTCCCCGGGGGGGAAGTGTGGTGCTCTTCTGGCCGTTCACTCCTTGGGGCAGGTTCTCAGGATCACCCTGATCACCGGGCGTCACGCCCGCGTTCTGCTCCGCGGTGATGTTGGCCAGCTGGCCCTTGCGGACATTGAACTGCAGTTCGTCCTCAAGCTCCTTGTCGATCTGATCCTGGATATCATCCGGGAACTCATACCCAAGCTTGCCCATCTCCACCCGGTAATACTGCTTGGAGATGATGTCTCGGTCGAGCATGTTGTTCAGCTCGTTGACCCGCGCAGTACGGTCCTGGGGCAGTTTGTCGCCGACCTCGATGCGGAACTTGGCCTTGACCGGCCAGGCCCGACTCTCGTAGGCCTGGCGCCACTTGGTCCAGTCCCAGAACAAGTTCTTGAGCCTGCCCAGCGCCAGCTCCTCCCGCTCCTGGATCTTGGCGAGGGTGGGCGTGAACTTGATCGAGAGGGCCATGGGGTTCGACGCAGTCTGGGCGTCGACCTCGCCCAGCGAGACACTGGAGATGCCGCCGGCCTCGTAGATCTTGGACTCAGAGTATTTGATCCAGTCCAGCGCGGGCGTTATGGACTTGATGCCGTCGACCCGTTTGAAGTACGTGCCGTTCTGGAGCTCTAGGATCTGACCCGGTTCAATCATCCAGGCGATCTCTTTGCCGGAGTCGTTCTTGGGCCGGGAGGCGTCGGTGACATAGTTGCCAAGACCGTCCAGCGCAAGCCCCACACCGAGGTCGGTGGCCTCCTGAGAGATCCCCCTGATCTGGCGCTCAAACCCCCTCACGTCAGACGAGCCGAACGGCTGCCCGTCGGTGGGGATGTTCTTGAACCAGTAGACTGGGATGCAGTCGATGGGGTCTGGGAGTTGCTCTGGCTGCATGACGACCGAGACGACCTCCTCCTTATCGGTCCACAGATCGTCGTCGACCACCAGAATCTCGAGCTCTCTCATGACCCGACGGACTCCGGTCAGCCCCTCACGGATCTCGTTGTAGTCCGGGGGGGGCACTGTGGAGTCGTTGTCGTCGGAGCTGTACGGAGTGGATCGATCGTCGACGTCGTCGTCTCCATCGCTGTACCAGTAGTGCAGCCGCCGGATGAGCTCTCGGGTCTTGTCCTTAGGATCTTCATACGGCTCAGCGATCCAGACGTCGGTCACCGCCTCGCCGTCGTCGTCTTCAAACTTTCGGACCACCTTGCCCGGGTAGATCGAGGTGACCGACAACCGCTGGCCGGCGGGCTTGTCGCCGTCGGCGGTCAGGTGCAGCACGTAGTCGCCCCGCATGCACCCGTCGTGCTTGGCGACATGGAACTTGGGCAGGAACATCTGGCGGTCCAAGAAATCCTGCAGATCGGCGGACTCACGTTCGTACTTGTCTGGGTCCTGAAGTCCCACCGTCAGGCCCTTGAGAAGATAGTGGGCCATGGTGTCGACCAGAATGCGGGCCAGGGGAATGTACACCGGCTGCTCGGTGACCAGCACTCGCAGAGTATAACAGTAGTCTTCGCTCCAGTAGATGGAGCTGTACCCCTCGTACGCCCCACACCGGTCGGAGTCATCCTTGGGCAGCCACGACTTGCCCATGGAGTCGGGAAACTGGAAGGTCTCCCAGGGCAGCGAGCCGCCGAACCTCTTCTTGTAGGTCGTGCTCATCGTCTCACCGTCCTTCTCATGGCCAGCTTGGTGACTCTGGTCTGACCCGTCGGTGTGGAGGCCTCCATGTGACCCTTGAAGAATCTACCCAGCGCCTCGGGACCGTGGTTGTTCTTGTCCAGGGGCAGCTCGCTGGCGTTTCTACCCTCGCCGGCCCGGTGCCCTCGATCCTCGGGCCAGCGGTAACCTTGCTTCATCTCCCAGATCAGAACGTTGCAGGATCTGTCCACGAAGAGATCTGGGTGCTTGTCGGGATGGCCGTTGGGCAGATGCTCCGGTCGAGGCTTCAGAGCCCGCCTCATGAGCCGGATTCTCTGCAGCACCTCGCCGCCGGTCTTGTTGTTGGTCACCTTGTCGAGCGTCCTGGCGAGCACCGCCGCGTCGTCGGGTGAAGCGGGATCCACGTAGATGGTCTGAAGATAGGGCATTAGAGGGTGGTGTAGCAGATCTCGTCGGGCGATGTCCTCGGTGTCCCTGAACCTGAATCGCTCTTCGCCGATGATGTAGACCTTGCCCCACACATCCAGCTGAATCCACAGCCAGACCCAGTCGTTGGTGTACCCGAAGTCCACCGCGGCGTACAAGGGCAGCCGGCGGTCGTACTCCAGATCCTTGACGTGGATGTCGTCGTCCCACTCGGCCATGACCCGGCCGACCCTCTCGACGAACTCCGCGCCGTACTGTCGCTTGAACTCATCCTCAGTAAGGTCGTCCTCGGCCTCGAGAATCTCGGGGTCGGTGCGGCCACCGGGGAAGACGATGGGGTTGGTCCAGGACGGCATCCGAGTGGACCACCATGACTTCTTGCTGGGGTCCATCCCCCTCATGAACAGAGAATAGAGCAGTGAGTCCTCGGCGGCACCCTCCGGCACTCCGGAGGTCAGCGACCATCCCCGCTTGTCCGAGAGCGCGGGTCGAACGTAGTCGCCCCACATCTTCCTCTTGTGCCTGCCGGCCTCGACCAACAGCACGAAGTCCAGCCCCTCGCCCACCAGGCTCTCGGGGTGTTTCGCCGACCGGCACTCCAGGTCGAAGCCCCACTTGGTCCGGATGTGCATGTTGCCGTTCTCGACGTTGTTCAGAAACCGTGTGGACACCATGTCGATGCCCAGCCCCTTGAACGTATCGTAGACGACCCGGAACTCCTTCTCACAATCAGAGTACTCTGGCCCGATGATCCAACCTCGCTGATGGTCGCCGAGGAAGTTCTTCACAAACGCAGCGCACTCAGACTCTTTGCCTCCGACCAGCGTCTTGCCCCACCGCCGCCCGTTGCACAGTACTCGGTGCCGTGTGGGGTTGTAGTGGACTAGGCGTTGACCCCCGTGAGGTTCGTAGTTGGTCCGGGAGAACCACACGTCCTTGCGAAATACCTTGACCCTGCCCTCGGTCGTCGTGGCGGTCATGAGGGCCTCCCTCAGCTCTTGTGGTTCTTGAAGTAGGGCAGACTGGGGTACCGCCGCTTCACGGCCGCCCTGACCTGAGCCTTCTGCTGGGAGCTCCCGTTCTTGTCCACACGGGACAGTGCGTTGGCGCCGTGCTCGCGGTCGTGGATCGGGTAGTCCCGTGTGGCGGGGATGGCGAACATGGAGTTCGGCAGCTTCTTCCTCATAGCCGCGGTCAACTGTGCCACATTGTCACCTCCTCCCGGGTCAGATCCAGTTCTGGGTGGCGTCGATGATCTCCTGGGCGGCCTGCCATGCCTCGCCGTAGGTCGGTCCATAGGGCTGGCCGGTGACGAACCAGGACGGCCGGCCGTCGGAGCGTCGGAGCCCCACCATCTGCCGGCGATCTTCCAGCGACATGGAGTCGTTATCTCGACCGGTGAGATAGCCCAACCTCATGCACTCGTCGGCGGTGAGAGCCGACGGATCCTTGGGCTGGACCGTGTTGGTGGTGATGCGACCGGAGTATGAGACGCCGCCGTACTCCGACCCTAAACGCTGGTCGTATAGGAATCTCCAGGACATGGACGACCTCCTCGGGGTTGGATCAGAACGTGTACCCCTCGAACTTGATGTTCGCGTTGTCACCGTTGATCAGCATGGTTGAACCCCAGTCGTATGTCGAGAACGGCCCATACCAGATCGGCCGGGCGGTGGAGGCGGGGATCGCGAAGCTGACCGCCGTCGCGTTGCCGCCCCCGTCGGTGCGGGTGGGAGTCACGGTGAAGTTGTGGATGGCGGTGTCCGCGTTGGTCACCCCGATCTTGAGCTGACCGCTGTTGGCCATCGAGTTGCCATTGGCCACGTCGGCCGCCACCACCGTCATCGACGCTGTGCCCGCCCTGGTCACCTGCACGGGAGTGACCGGAGTTCTTGGCATGTGTGCCTCCTAACCTCTAGACTGTGCCGAGATCTTCGACATAGAACTTTCTGACTTGGGTGCCATTAACCCCCGAGATAGGAGATTGACGACCTCGTGGCGGTAGACCGGGGCGTTCACACGTTGCCCACGTCGTATATGGCCAGCTTGCGAGGCTGCGTTCCAGTTAGGGGGGTAAAGATGCCGCTGCCGGCTATGCGCTGGCTGAACATGGCGAAGGTGTGCGTGCCGCTGGAGCCAGCGACGAAGGTGTCGAATAACTGGATGGTGGTCTGTCCGGGGCCGCCCGTGGTCTGGCACTCCCAGACGCTCAGAGCAACGAGCGCGGAGGCGGTAGTCGGGGTGCTGGAGGACCCCGAGTCGCGGATCTTGACCTGGACCAGGTCGTTGGCCACCGTCGAGCCGCCGAGCAAACCGGTGACCTCCACCCGGTAGCGGCGCCCGGACACCAGGGTGGCCTGCAGGGTGCCCAGGACGCTGTCCATGATCTCGGTGCTGCTGGAGGTCGGCGTACCGCTGGAGACGGTGCTGGTCGGCGCGACCACGATGCCTCGACCCAAGCTGACCCCCGCGGCCTGGACATCGGTGGTGCCGTTGATGGTCGTGCCGGCGACGAACGCGGTGTCTGTCGTGAGCGTTCCCACCCCAGACCGATACAGGTTGGTGTCTCGCGTGGCGGATCCGGTGCCCCACGCAAGTTTGCCCGTGGCGTCTAGGGTGAGCCGGTGGACCGAGTCTCCGGTGACCTCGGCCTCGAAGGCTATGGTGGTTGTGTCCGCCGCGATGGCCCGATATATCTGCCCGCCCGTGACCGAGCTCTGGGCCTGCACGGTGATGGTGGCGCCACTGGTCACCACATGAGCGCCGGTGAAGGTCTTGGAGCCCGCGATCGTGGCCTGAGTTGTCGTCAGGTCCACGAAGTTTTGAGTGGTGGATCCAGTGCCGCCGTTGGCGATGGCCACCGTGCCGGTGACGTTCGCGGCGGTGCCGGTGGTGTTCTGGTTCAACGTCGGAACGTCGGCGACCTGGATCACGCCCCACGCGGGAGCCGCAGATATAGTGCCGTTACCGGTCTGGGTCAGGAACTGCTTGGTCGCCGACGTGGACCCGGCCAATCGAACATTGTTGCTGGCGCCTCGATACTCCACGTCGCCCAGAGTGGTGTTGGGCGACAGCGCGTCGTAGGCGGCCGCCTTGGCGGTCTGGCCGGTGCCGCCCTGGGCGATGGCCAGCGCGGTGCCCAGCGTCAGCGATCCACCGATCGTCATGCTGGTGTCGGTGGTCAACACTCCCACACCGGAGCGGTAGAAGTTGGCGTCGCCGGCGGTGCTTCCCCCCGGGCCCCACAGCAGCTTGCCGTTGGCGTCTGAGGTAAACCGGCCGACAGTGTCGCCGGTGACATCCAGCCTCAGGGTGGCGGTCGTGCCGGTGGCCTGCCGGGTGTGGATGGGAGTCGACGGAGCGTTCAGCCCCACACCGAGGCGGTTGTTCACCTCGTCGTAGGCTGACGTGCCCAGCAGGATCTTGCCCTTGGTGGCGTTCGACGTGCTGTTCAGCGTCAGAGTGCCGCCAGACGAGCTCGAGCCGTAGACCTGGGGCGTGGTCGCAGACACCGACAGAATCGTCGCTCCGCTGAAGGTCTTGATGCCCGCGGCGGTCTGGTTGGTGGCCAGGTCCATGAAGTTGCCGGCAAGACCGGTCAGCGGCAGCTCCCCGATCGGCACCAGGCCGCCCGAGTCCAACTGGGCCACTCCGTTGACCGCGCCCCGGGTGGCCAGGTCTAGAGCTCCGACGTCAGCGGCGTTTAGGGTGATGCTGGCGCCCGTGTGGCCGTTGACCGTGGTGGGTAGACCCTGAGGACCCTGTAGACCCAGCGAAGACACCGTGACCTGTGTGGACGGACCGTTGTCGACGACGGTGACGACCCGCTGCTGGTCCAGGACAACGACGCTCACGGCTGGGCCACCCTTCTGACCACTATCTGGCCGTTCAGCGACGACTGGGACGACGCGGTGCCGGGCTGGTACCATAGCGACCAGTAGACGTAGCCGCCGCGGGTGTTGAACATGGCCACAGTGGCCAGGCCGGTCAGATTCAGAGTCAGCTGGCCGTTGGTGGCCGGTGTGCCGACGACGAGCGAGCCCATGGGGTTGCTGACGTCGGTCGTGAGAATCGAGACGACCTTGGTGCCGTCCAGAGCCTGCGCGACGAACTCTAAGACGATGCCGGTCAGGTTGATCGGGTTAGGCGGAGTCGCGGAGTCCTGCAGGGTGAACGCCAGACTCCTCACGGCTCCTTCGTCGGCCGTGAAGTTCAGCTGGTCGGCGACCACGGTGGCGGATGGCACCTACTTCACCCCCCGGGCGGAGTTCATCGACACATACAGCTTGCGAAACTTACCCGGAGTCACGTAGCCCTGCCAAATCCCGGCGAAGATGTGCCACCCGGCGTCGTTTGCAGCCTGGTCGGCCAGCTGGGAGCAGATCATGTGCTTGGTGGCCTGGATGTACGCCCTCAGACCCGGAACGGGCAGGTGAAGGCGGTGCAGGGAGCACGCGAAGTAGTCCAGGAAGCTGTAGCCGACGTTCAGATACGACCGGGCGGCTCTCACCAAACCGTCGCAGTACTCCGGAGGAGTCTCGATCCACACGGTCGTGGCCAGGTCGTAGTGGAACGGCACCTCGACGGCGCCTCCCGGCTCTGCCTCGACGACCATGATGAGTGGCTCGCCGCCGGACTCGCTCCCGACGACGTCTGAGACCACCAGGACGTGCTCGAAGTTGGCGAAGCCGTCGCCATTGAGCCACTGCATCAGCCGGATCATGAAGCTGACCTCACCCGAGATCTGGGTGAGACCTATCCAACCCTTGCGAGGAGTCTGCATGGTCTCTCACCTCCGGGTGAAGTAAGAAGGAGAAGGAGAAGGAGAAGGAGAAGAGTGTGGGTCCTACTCGACCACGGCCCAGTCGGTGGCGAACAGATCGCCCTGACTCGGGGTCCACGGAACGAAGTGGCCCTGAGCGTTGTGTAGCATCAGGTATGGATCGAAGATCATTACCGTGCCCACCGGCCTCCCGGTGGCTCGAGCGGTGTTCTCGTTGATGGCGATGCCATCAGGATAGGCCCGCTGGGCGACCACCCACTGGCCGGGACCGTTCCATCCCAGCCGGGCGATCTTCTTGCCCATCTTGACCCAGATGAGCGCCTCCTCGAACGGAGCGTCCACGATCACGTCTGGGGTGTCCACGAGGGGATCACCGCCTCTCTTGTCGCCTGCGACCACGGTCATGTTGTCTTCACGTCCTAGAACTCTGTGACGACCAGGTCGCCGTCGGGTGTGGGTGAGACCACCATGTACGTGAGGTCCTCCAGCCTGGCTCTCATGTCGCCCCGCGACGGGCCGACCGAGCCGCTGGGGTGGCTGTGCCATACCACCAGATCGCCGGGATCAAACGTCTGGCCGATGTCGTCGCCCAGGAGAAGCTCGATGCCCTTCAAGATGTCGTTGACACGGACGGCGTAGGATGTCGTGGGCTCGTCGCTGATATTACTCAGCTCAAGCACTATCTCAGGCTCCCCAGGACGTCTCCAAAGCATCCCCACGGCCTCCTGAGGGGCCCGCGAGGCGATGATGCGGGCGATGGCCGCGTGGGTGACGGGCTCCAGTGGGCTCACCGCTGATCATCTTCGCTCTTGAGTGCGTCGAGCACCAACCAAGAGATCAGCCCGACCGCGCTTCCGCCGCACAGGCCCATCATGAGCCTGCCGACGATGTGGAGTGTGTTCATGTCGCCGGCCGCCCCAGATCGAGAGTGTTCGACAGTTCGACCATGGCGTCCAGCTGGGCCTGTGTCACCACGCCCAGATCGACAAGGAGCCGCCGGAGCGCCAGGTCGGGAGCGGGAGCCACCATGATGTTGACCCGGTTGAGTGGCGAGGTCTCGGTCGACCCAGACTGAGGGGAGTCGGTGAGTGTGGATCGAACAAGCTGGCCGGTCAGAGTGTGGGAGTGCTTAATCTCACCCGCGGCCTCCTTCACAAAGTGCTCGGTCCGAGGCACCCCGCACGTCTTGCACCGCTGGTCGTCCATCATCCCACCGCCCTCCACTCGCCGTCGATCCAGAAGCCGTGGGTCCCACACCGGCCGCAGTCTATCGACGGGTGTATGGTGCGACCAGGTTCACCGATCCACACCCAGCCGGAGTGACCCGAACTGCTTAGTGGCAGTGAGCGCCGTGAGGCCGGGTCCGGCGACAGCTCGGTGGTCTCTCCCAGGTATGTTAGGCAGTCGTGCACGAAGACGAACGTGTTCTCGTCGCCGACCTCACAGCGGGGCAGACTGGCCGGGAGCGTCTCACTCATCGTCCACCACCTCTGCGTCGACCACGTTATCTATGGCCAGCGTGTGGCCCAGGGTGCTGCGGTACACGGACTGTAGCGCCTGGTCGTCGTGGCCCTGGCGGACACCCCGCTGACCTGCGCTATAGCGGCCCGTGGGTACCACGCCGTCCTCGGTGAGCTCCACGCCGGGAGCGACCATGACGTCGGCCAGAATGGACGACAGGCGTATGGAGATGTCCTCCTGCACGACCTGCTTGGGCTTGCCGATCAGGTGGTCCACAAGGAACTCTGCAGTCCTGACCTTCACGCCCGCCGGCACGAGAGGTCTGCCGCGGGAGTCCGAGCCGTCCTCGGTGAGCACGTGCCGCAGGGCGGCCAGCGCCTCGACGGTCAGCCCGTTCATGTCGAGCTTGACGTGGCGTCGGAACTCCTCGTCGATCTTCTCTCGGATCTGGCCCCTCATGAACTGCGAGGGCGGCCGCGAGGGCCAGCGGCCCTCCTTGGTGCGGCAGTATCCCTTGGCGAGTTCGTCGATGGTCCACTCGGAGATCGGCTTGAACAACATCTCGAACTCTTCGTCCGTGATGGCCATGCCCCGCTTAAGCTTCCGCTCGGCCCGCCGGCGGGTCTGGCGCTCGGTCATCAGCGCCTCGGTCTGTGGGTCCATGGCCCGGTCGTCGAGCAGGGCGGCCCGCTCAGCGAAGGCGACGTGCTTGTCCGACCGGGGAGGGTATGGATTGAAGTCCGCCGGCAGATCGCCGGCGTCCATCCGCTCCCAGTAGTGCACGTCCCGTCGCAGCCTGTTCTCCTGGCCGGGATAGAGTCTGCGGGCCTCGTCGATGGCTGGACCCCACACCGCCCGCAGAGGGTGCTCGGACTTGTTGTGCCAGGGCCTCGTGGTCGACGGAAACACAGGCATCTTCACGTCGCTGAAGTCGATGATCAGCGGCGTGGCCGGTATGGTCTCCCACACCCGCCTCAGCTCCCTCCTGCGTCGCCAGAACTCGGCTGGGGTTATGTCCTCCTCGCCGAGGGCGTCCAGGTCGTCGGGGTGGTACTGCGACGGCGGATAATGCCGGATGTTTCGGCCCTCGGGGGGGTCTGGCTCGTACTGGGGGACGTAGTGCGGATCGCAGGGTCGTATGACCTCCACGCCGAACTCATCCCGCGTGGCTATTCGCCGCTGGGTCCTCTTGCGGTGGCTGAACTTCTCGTTGCTGTGGCCGTGGAGAGTGCCCCGCGGCCACTCCACGGAGGCGTTCGTGCGGTGTGTGGCCATGGGCGAGAGTCACCTCCGCGGAGCGGTCTGGATCAGGCCGAGAGTTGCGGCGAGGATCGGGGGAGCGACGGCCACGCACAGGATCCTGAAGGCGAGGTGGCCGAGGAGGACCCTCAGGGCCGCGACGCGGCGGTCGTGCCTCTGCAGCCTCTGGAGGCTCCGCATGTCCTGGGCGAAGGAGCTCGAAGTGTGGCGGATGGGGGTGTCGGTGGTCATCATGCCCCCTATCATTGCGCCCGCGAGGGCGGTTGTCAAGGCGATCTGGGTCGTCTAGGACGTGGCGGTCTGAGTGGCGATGTCCGCGATGGCCGCGGCCTTCGTGGCGTACGTGGCCGTGCCGATCTGGACCTGCCGGCCCTCCTCCACGGTGGCGAAGATACCCCACAGAGGAGCCGAGGCGCCGGCGTCGGGGGCGAGGGCCTGAGTGTTGTTCACCGGAAGTCGAGCCACCCGGATCTCCTTGAGGGCCGTCACGTTCACCGAGCTCTCGCCGTCGACCGAAGTGACCCACTTGCTGGCCATGTCTGCCTCCTGGGGGGTGTGGATGATCTGTGGGGACGCAGTGACCCTTACGTCTGGGCCTCGCCCTCCGAGGAGGTTTGTCCCAGCCTGGCGGATCCCCGTGAAGGCCACCAGAGTGGATGATCGGTGAGCCGGGAAGGGCCGGTCTCCCACTCTGGTGGCCGTTCGAGAAGACTATATGATCATAGTGTGTGTGGAGTCAATTATCGACGGACAGGGTCGCTGGAACGAGACTCATGTCATCGGAAATTTATGTCTACTTGCAGGTCAGACGCTGGGCGGGCGTGCGGCCCTCGGCCGAGAAGGGCAGGCCGTCGGAGCCGATGCCGGCGACCGCGATGTACATGCTCCACACCCCCGGGTAGCAGAGCGAGGTCACGACGTGGACCGAGGGCAGATTGGCGCCGCGGGGGATCTTGAGCGAGATGTAGGGCGGGAACTCGTCGATCCAGCCGCCGGTGGTGGAGTCCTTCTTCTGCAGGCGGATGGTGATGGTGTGGGTGCGTGGTGCGGTGGCGCACATGATGATGACGCCCCCGTCGACGTGGATACCGTCGGTGACCTTGATGCCCCCAGTGTCCGGCGGGCTCAGGTACAGGTGGCAGAGGCCGAGAACGAAGTACGGGTCGATCTTGAAGGGGTTTGCGGCATCGGCCGAGGGGATGGGCTGGTTGGGGATGGCGTTGAGATTGGTTGAGGAGGGCTGGGGTCCACACGAGGTGTCGAAGATGGAGCAGTACGTGGAGGCTGTGGCGGGGGAGTTGGGATGGGAGGAGGCGGGGGGCGGGTTCTGGGAGGACGGGTCGTTGCAGGACGCCGCCGCGAGGGCGATGGACGTGGCGATGATCAAGGGCGCGATACACGCGCGGGCGATGAGCTTCATGGGTCGAGTATATCAGGTCCGTGATCCAGAATAATTAATGATATAAAGGCTGGGTGAAAGAGCGCTCAGCCGGCACTATATATCATATATGGCTCTCATGAGATCTCTCAAGCCGGCACGAACTACCGTCCGAAAGATGGATATTCGTTATAACCCCGCCATTCCACCCGGGCGGGTTCATATCGGACATATGGGGATACATGCCGCACATCTGCCGACAACCGACATGACCGACATCTCATCCACATCCGATGATATATCCATACATACGGACAAACACGGATCAATCATCTCATCAAGGATATCATGCAATGATCATGATGAAGATGATATACATACATGAATAATCAATGATGATGCGCGATGAGGGCGCCGATATCAATACATGGATATATGAATGATGATTAATCAATATCCTGATGCAGTCATCTATACACCCTTATATGGAGCGGCGTATATAACCCCCTTACAATGCCCCCTCATAAAACATCTCCACACACATGATCTTGCCCCCGCGATCAGGGGCATGATCAGATCGGCAGGATGATCAGTCGACGGGATTCAAGATCATGTTTGTCATGATCAGTCGCAGTTCAGGAATGATCATGTCATCGTCAAGATCGGTGTCGAATTCGGTGTCAGTGTGATCGGCATATGCGATGAGCAGATCGGCGAGTTCGATCGCGTCGCGCGTCGCGTGAAGATCGGCGATGTCATAGCGCGAGAGGATCGTGTATGCGAAGGTGTCGAGCGTGATCATGATTTCCCCTTCATTTGATCGATTAATTAGATTTTATCATCGCGCCCCCTCGCGCGCAAGGTTTGAGGGGGCGCGATTTGAAGATGTTTTATTCGTGATCGTCGCAGCAAGTTGAGCAGTTGTCGGGGTGATCGTTGCAGTTTTCGATCATGTCGGTCGCGTGCGAAAGATCATGCGTCATGTCGTCGTGATCGTCATCGTATCCGCTCAAGGCGTTGATGATCAAGATCATCGTGATGCGCGGGTCGTTGATCGCGTCGTAGGCGTGATGATCTTGTTCATCGATCGCGTCGAATGCGTAACCGATCAAGTCGGCGTCGTCGATGTTCAGCGCGTGAGCGGCGGCGATGATCGCGTTCGTGCGAATCGGATGTTCGATTTCGTATTCGTTCATGATGCAATCATACCCCCTCGCGAGCATGATCGCAAGGATGCGTTATCAATTCGTTATCCCCCTCATTCGCCCCCTGCGACAAGATCATCCCCCCTTCAATGCTAGCATTCAGGGATAAAACATCTTGCCCAAAAACCCCCTTGCGCGCTGTCACGGTCATTATATCAATGATTTAATATTCACCCCTGAACCTTGACGACCCTCTCTGATCATGGTATCATAAATTGATCGGAAAAATCATCGATCGCGATGTCGATCAAGGAGAAAACGGACATTTAACACATGTCGCCCTTTAACGGACATAAGATGATAGGGGCGACATTTCACGATCGATCCCCACACCAAACCTCAGCCAAAACAACAAGTGATTTCCAGTTCTTTTATGGACATGCGAATACCCCGCGCGCAGCGGGGCATTGCAGGGTCCTACTTACGCGTCGTGCCGATCGGGCAGTCGACCATCGGCTCGCTGTGCGCCTTCTCGTAGGTGCAGTTGGTCTTCGCGGTGTCGCCGTTCGGGTTCAGTCCCTCGCAGACCTCAGGCGCGAAGTTGTCCTTCGAGGCGAGCGCCAGGCAGTCCCGGTAGTCCTGTGCGATCGTCGGCGTCGACCCCCCAGAGGTGCTCGCGGCGGGCGCCGTCGCGTTCCCTGAGACCGACCCAGTGATCCCCTGCACCGACCCGATGATGACCGCGAGCAGCAGCGGCACCGTCACGATGCCGATCACGGACCCCAGAGTGATCTTCAGCCAGCGCGGCATGCGGTTCTTGGTGCTCATGGTGTTCTCCTCGGTGATCTTGGTGTTGTGTGTCGGAGTGTGTTCAGTGGAGCTCAGTCCCACACCCGGTGTGCGCGTGGGCAGAGGCAGGGGCCTCTCGGTGCGTGTGATCGCGGCGGGGCGTCGTACGGGGCGCGGAGGTGTCGTTTCGTTCATGCCTTAATACTACCCCCTAGCCTCGTCATTGTCAAGGCGGTCATTCAGCGATTCTGAGTGCCCCAGGGAAGGGCGGAATGCTGGCATTCAGGCCCGCCCTGCGCGTCGATTCTAGCCCCCTCCCAGAGCCTCCTACCCATATGCCTGCTTTATCGATCAGCTTTTTGATGGACTCAAGATCGGCGAGCATGAACGGCGCCTATGTCAATATATGAATATTAATCTAAACGCAGAAATTGCATTGCATGCAATAATAACGGTGTTGATATCATTCATTAATCATCAATCTATTAAGATGATGGCCTTTCCACACACGACTTGACCCCTCGGGGAGGGGTCGTGTCGCGGATATTCAGTTGTTGAGATCAGGCCTCGTCGGTGTCCTCGGCGTCGAGTTCGGCGAGCGCGTTGGTGATCACCGCGTCGTCGGCCCAGTTGTCGATCTCCTCGTCGGTCATGTTCTCGAAGTCGATCTCGTCCTCGTCGACCTCGTCAACCCCCTGAGATGCGGGGGTCGAGGTCAGGACGTTGAGCGCCTTCGCGGCCTTGTCCTCGTCCCGCGCGGCCTTGGCGGTCTTCGCGGCGGCGGTCCAGTCGGCGAAGTTCTTCTTCACCTTGCCGAGCTGCGTCGGGGTGAACTCCAGCGAGTAGCGGGCGCCCTTGCCGACGGGGTCGATGCCGGAGTCCTTCGAGCGGAGGAACTTCCGCAGCGTCCTGGCGTCGGTCTCGCACTCGGTGGCGAGCGTTGCGGCGGTGAACGCGGTCTTCACGGTCTTTGCGGCCATTGTGATCATTCCTTCAGTTGTCAAGCGCGTCGGGGGGCGATTCCCCCTCGTCGCGTTTCGTTCATGCCTTAAATATACCCCCTCGCACCCCCCTTGTCAAGCTCCAAATCACCCTAAAACGGACGACTTTTGAAGATCTTTTATTAATAACTATTGGCTGTCAGCCGCCCCTCGAGCCTTTACTTATATCATGATCTATGGTATCGCGCGCAGGCGTGATCTAATACTGCCTGGCGATTTGTCCGTTTTGTCCGATCCCTCATATTTAGCCGATTCGCACCTGTCTGTCCGGATATAACAGATCTAGACTCTCACCGGAGCGAAAAGTCTCTTTCCAGTTTTTTTGATGAAATATCGTGGCGCATCGCAAAACCGCGCGGAAACCGCCCCATTTTATTATTTGTGTTTGTCGTCATGCATTGACCTGCATCCCACACCCACGTGTCGATCGCGACTCGCATCATTTTCCGATGATTGTGTGGTTTTTACTCCAGATTGAGCCCAGTTTTTGTCCCAGATCTCACTCGCGCGCATCATGACGTGCAGGTGTGCGTCGTAGGCATGACGTGCCTATGACGCGCGTATCGCACCTTGCGCACGTCAAGGTGAGAGAAGCGCTCAACACCTTTATAAATACCCCGACATTGTCCGTTTTGTACATGCCGCACCGTTTTTTCCCAGAATTCACACCTTTTTCGGGAGTTGATCATGCTAAATACCGTTGACGCCAGCGACAGAACGGACCTTAACACGCCAGGCCTGTCCGGTCGTGAGGAAACTGTCCTATATTTAGTGTTTATGTACACCCCGTGTCCGATTTAGAGATCGAACGTGGATGACTCTGTTCCAGATCCACTAGAGTTCCTTGTTGTCTCTCGATCTCCTTCGACCTTCATTAATCGACCCCGTGGCATCTAACGGGGAGCGACATAAACTCTTCCGAGTGAACTCCCGAGCCCCTGGCCCCTCTCCCGACCCCTTGATTCTTCCCCAAGCATTCCTCACGACATGAAGAAGGCCCCCGCATCAATCGATGCGCGAGGCCAACCCCACCCTTCCCAATCACCTTCCCCGGCTTCCCAATCAAGCCCTCAAATCAAATCGTCGCGTCATTCATCAGTCGATGGCGCGGCCACATGACGCATCAGAGCCAATCGATCAAAGTCCACCCTCCGGGTCTGCATCTCATCCCCTCTCCCCCCCTCCCCCGTCAGCCCTATCCCCAGCCGATTCAGCTCCTCGAAGATCTCCCTGGCCATGCCCCGGAGCCGCTTGTCGATCCTGGCCTTCAGCTCTAGAGCCTCCTCGTCGCCCAGTCTGAGTCCCGCCGCACTACCCTTAGCTGCCCCACGGACCCCACGCCTAGAGCTTCCGCCAGATCTAACAACCACCTCAGACATTCGCTCTCTGCTGCGCTCAGTGTCCTTGACTCTGCCCCCTGCGCCACCGCCCTTGTTCTTTGGATCTCCGACCTTACCCACCTCGGCCTTCGCCGCATCTCGTCCTCCGCCTCCTTGTCTTTCATGGTCCACACCCACCAGAGCCCTATCCCACAGCAGCTCGTAGGCCTCCACGAAGCTCTGCGGCAGATCGAACAAGACCTCGACCCCTATCCGCCCCTGGTCCACCCCCGCGGCGCTCATGATCTCCGCGATCCGAGCTCTGACGGCCCTCTCCACCGTCCGCCAGTAGTCGCCCCGGTCATCTTCGACCCTCCTCTTATCGCCGGTCATGCCCACTCTACTCATTGCGTCCCTCACTTCTCTTCAGTCCCAGCCACTCCCACACCTGATCCTCCGTCATGCCCCATCGTCCACACCAGCCGTGGGGACAGCCGCCTCTCGTTCTCAGGCAGGCCTCGACGTCCGTGATGACCCCTATCTCTCGCCAGCCACCCACCATATTCACCACCGGCCACGACCCAGAGACCCACGACCCGCAGAAGCTCCTGCCCTGCAACTTCCAGAGCTCACTCCCGCCTCTACTCACGTCGACAACCAGCAGCCGCCGCTCGACCCACTCCCCCGGCCCCAGCTTATCATCTCTGACCTGCGCTCTTACCTGATCGTGGCCGGGTCCCGTGGCGAGCCATCCACGGGCAGATCCATGGTCGACTACGTCCTGTCTTTTCTCCCACAGTCGTGAGAAGAAGTCGGACCACTCGGCGTGTCGTGTGACACAGATCGCGAGCCACTGCGTGTCCTTGCCCTCGATCGGCATCTCCCCCACTACCTTCCGCTGCCCGGTATCGACCGCCACCCGAGCTCTGCCATCGTCTGTGTCAGATCTCCGCAGTCGAAGACAGCGTCACCGACCTCCCACACCAGCGGAGCGATGAGCTGGTCGATGATCACCTCAGCGTAGTCCCTGTCGACCATTCCTGACCCCAGAAGCTCGTGGAGCAGCTCCTCGCGCTGAGTGGGCTCGCGATCTTGCCCCTCATCATTCTCCTCGCTCATTCTCTGTTCTCTCCTTCAGTTTTTACTCCCTTGACGGCCCGGATCGCCGTGGGCGTGACCGATGTGTACAAGCTGCGGAGCCGTACCATTGGAGCGATGGACCCTGAGAGCATGTCCTCGACATAGTTCTCATGACACTCAATCCACCCCAGCGAGTCCGGATCGAGGTAGAGCCACCGCCCACCGGTCTCAAGCATCAGCACCTCGAAGTAGTCCCCCTCATCCCCCCAGACTACCCGGCAGTAGACGCCTGGCCGAGTCGTCAGCTCAGCCGGTATGTGCCACCTGACCCGGGTCAGCTTCTCGATCACCTCTGAACCCAGTCCCCGCTTCCTCAGCCGAGCGTCGACCGAACGGATACTGTCCTCCACCACCCTGTTCCTGCCGCCCCTTCCCCCACTCTCATCCTCACCCATCATGCCGGGCCTCCCAGCTGTGCGCGGTGGCCGATCCAGACCTCGTCGGCCTCCACACCCACGATGTCGGGCCCGCCGGGCGCAGTGTCCACCTCCTCGTTCAAGATCAGTCGCCAGCCGGGATCTCCCACACACCTGTCATTCACAATGTGCCTGGCGGCCACCTGGCAGACGTGCTGGGCGTGCTCAGCCGCCTGCCTCAGCGAGTCGCCGCCCGTGTCGTCGGCGTGGCGCTGGTCGCCCCACTTCGCGAGCTGCTTGACCCGCTCCCGGTAGACCGACGCGGCCCACAGACAGAACAGATTCTCTTCTGCCTCAGGCAGCAGGTTGTCGCCGGTCTCATACAATACATCAATCTTCATTCTTCTCCCTTGTGCCTAGTGAGCTTCAGCCCTCATGATATCACTACCCCGTGCCTGGCCCACTTGTCGAAGTCCGACGAGAGGATCGGCATTATCTGGGACGTCGTGGCGTGCCCCCCGTCACCGCCCAGATTAAGCCTCACGGCGACGGTGTAGATGTCCTCCCGGCGATGTCCACGAGCTCTGTTCCGAGTGGCTCCGGAGTCCACCGACAGCAGTTTCACCGCGTGGCTCAGATCCATCCTGATCTGTCGATACCAGCCCAGACCCATCATCCAGCCCAGTGTGGCGTCGTGGTAGTTTCGGCTGGCCTCGACCAGCGCCTCACCCCCCACACTGAACTCGTCGAACATGGGTGGGACCGGTCGGTAGTCCGGCTCGTCGGTCCGCCTGAGACTCAGCTTCATCCTACTCTCCCCTCATCTCTTCGTCGAGACTCTCGGTCTGGAACATCCAGCTCTCTGCGTTGGGCTCCACCCAGGCGTGCTCGACCACCGAGCCCTCGGGCAGATAGAACCTCTGGGAGACCTGGGCGGTCTGCTGCTGGATGGCCAGGCTCCAGTGTTCGATGGCCTCGGCCTTGACCCGCCAGGGTGTCTTGTGCCAGCCTCGGATGTTGGTGTGACCTCCCTGCAGCGGCGGGACCACGATGCGGTGGAGATAGTGCCAGCCCGCCTGACCTTCGCCCACCTCAACCGGCTCGTCGAGGGCGATCCTGATCAGCCCCGGGCCGTCGCCCTGGCGAGGTTCATATCTGGGCCGAGTGTCCATGGTCAGTCGGAGGGTCTGGCCGGCGTAGATCATGTCTGGCGGCATGATGCCCCCGCTCTCGTGTCCGGTCGTCGCGTCGTTCACCCACGATCTGCCGTGCAGGCGGTCGTGGAGCCTGACGATGGTGGACCGTAGCTCATCGATCGTGGTGTGGTCTAGTGTGGGTGTCTGCGTGTCTCTCCCCCCACCCTCCCCGGTGTCTGTCACCTGCTTACCCCACACCGCGTTCTGGACGAACGTGTTGACTTCGTCGAACTCCTCCTGGGGCAGGCTCGCACACCAGGTCCGAAACTCCTGCGCCTTCACTTCGTGTCTCCCTCTTCGGCCAACCTCAGGCCTGCCGCGAGAGCGTTGTCGACGCACGTCTGACAGGTGACTTCGTTGAGCTTCATGGTCATGACCCCGAACAGTGAGCCCACGACGTATGAATATCCCCCACACCAGGCGATGTTGACCCCGTTCTGGTGGATCGTGAGTCGGCGCATGTGCACCAGCCCGTCCTGGCCGTTGAGGTAGGTTCGCGGACGACTTCGACGGACGGATCGTGGTTTCGGTCTATGAGACATAGTCTCTCTCTTCCTTCTCTCTTCCTTCTCTCTTCCTTCTCTCTTCCTTCTCTCTTCCTTCTCTCTTCCTTCCTTCTTCCTTCTTTCCTACCCGATCCCGTGGCAGGAGGAGCACTCAGGGTGGTTGATGTCGTGTAGAGTCTTCATGGCGTCGATGAGCTTGTCGGTCTGGGCGGTTATGACCTCCACACGGTCGATGTTCTTGGCGAAGATCGTGTCTCGGGCGTCCTCCACGATCCACCCGGCGAGATCGCGGCAGGCCTGTAGAGTCCAGGCCTCCCCGAACTGCGTGTGGGCCCACACCTGAATCTTGCGGCCCAGCGCCTCAGCGCCAGAGATCTGTCTCAGAGCCATCTCCTGCTCGTTGCGTTCGGTGTCGCTCACGGCTTCCACTCCCAGAGTGTGTTGGTGTGTGAATCGTCGGACTTCAGGTATTCCAGCAGGTGGGTGAGGGTCGCACCGTCGTCTATCCCGGAGTAGGCGAAGTCGGTGCCCGCGGCCTCGGCGAGAGCGTGGATCTCAGCGAAGACGTCGCCGGCCCACAGGGCGATCAGCTTCAACTCACGAGGGCCCAGATCAGTGTCCGGATCGTTGTCGAGCAGCCTCCGGCCGAGATCCTGGGCGAGATCCTGCAGAGAGCTCTGGGTGATCAGGTGTAGGAACGGCCCGTCGAGAGCTGCCCTCGGTCGGTCAGAGGAGGGATGCTTCTTCACCCCCCCGCTCTGTGTCCCGCCCTCGGCTTGCCGGCCCAGCACGGCCACGGCCCGGTCGTAGATCTCTCGGCGGATGAGTGAGAGGGGCCTGTCGTCGTGCTCGGGCAAGAAGATGATCTCAGCGCTGACGAATGTCACGACAGCCTGGGCCGAGGGCGTCAGATTGTCGTGCCAGGCCTGAAACGCGGAGCCCGACAGAGGCTCGATCTCACTCATTGTCGGTGCCTTCGCTGTCAGAGCTGATGGTGCGGGCCTGTCCGAGCAGCTCCTTGGTGCCGATGATCAGAGCCCGGCGGATCATGACCGCGGTCGCGACCCCCTCGCGCTCAGCCAGCCTGACCAGAGCGTCCTTCAGCCTCCGCTCGGCGGAGACCGGGCCGATCGTGACCTGGTCCTTGAACAGCGGCGGGCGGCCCAGGGGAGCGGCCTGCAGTCTCTTCCCCTCTATCTTAGCGCTCATGTCTTCCTGTCCGGGTGTTGAAGCGAGTTGGTGATGCCCCCACTATATCATCGATCATGTCCCCGTGCAATCAGCCCCACCCCGTCACTCCCACACCGTGCGAGCGGCGAAGCCGGCGATGCGCGGTGTGTGGTGAGATGTGATCGGGGTAGGGCGATGAGAGAGAGAATATAATATATCCCCCCACTCAGTGTTGTCTCAGGTCAGAGTTAGGGTCTCGTCATGCTCCGTCAGTCGCTCACTCCGAGCGCAGCGAGGATGAGGGGATGACCCGCCCTTTGTGATTCTATCTCTCATACGCCCACTGCACACCCATGCCCCCCACCTTCGGTGGGGCAGGGGTGCAGGGGCATGTATGAGGGCGCGCGCCCGCGTGGGGGCGCCTCCGGGCTGCTGATTTGGGTTACTTGAGGGACCAGAGCTTGAGGTTGGGGTCGAAGGTCAGCTTGCCGTGGGCCAGGGCGGACTCGAGGGCTCGGCGTGTCTGGGTGTATGTGTCGGCGGCTTGGTGGGCGATAGCCTGGTGGGTGTGGCCGCCGGGGCCGAGGGCTGTCAGGGCCGTGAGGGCGCGGGTGGCTTGTGTGATCGGGGGCAGGTACCACAGGGTGCCTGTGCGGTGGGCCAGGCCGCGTGAGTGAGATCGCTCGAGCTGTGTCTTGGCGGCGTTGTAGGTCACGCCCAGGTGATCCGCCACGGCCTGCACCGTCTGAGGCTCGGGGCCGAGCTCCGCCAGAGCCGCTATGGCTCGGTTGGAGGGCTTGGGGCCCGGTCGTGGTTGCTCCACGCCGGCGAAGTCCAGAGTCTTGGGTGTGCTGTCTGTCGCGGTCGTGTGTGTGGGCAGCCAGACGCCCGTGGAGCCTGTGAAACTGAAGCGGTGTGTCGATGACTCGGCGCTCTTACTCTCCACGTCGAACACCAGGTCCGCTGCGTCGGCGGTCACGTAGATGCTGTCCTCCGCCCACGCGTGGAGGGCCTGAGAGCCCAGCATGCGCTGGCCCCCGCGTGTGGGGCCGTTGGTGGACTGTTTCTTGAAGTGGTGGATGACCACGATGTTCAGGCGGTGTCGTCGTGAGAGCAGAGTGAGAGGGCCCAGCAGTTTGTTCATGAGCTCCAGAGACTTGTTCTCATCCACGTCGCCGGCGCTGCGCATGAGAGTGTCCACGATGAGCATTCTGTAGGGCCGGCCGGTGCCGAGCTTGCCCTCACCGATCATGGTCGAGAGCCACTCCTGGCTTCTCACAGAGCTCAGCTGCACGAGGCAGTCTCCCACATAGTCCACCGAGGGATCGGGTGTGGAGCCCAGATAATCTCGGCCGTACTGGAGCTGTCCCTCCTCGAAGGCCAGCGTCCAGGCGGTCTCCCGCTTGGCCGACCAGATACGCTCGCCCCGTGACTTCACCACCGGCAGGGCATCCTCGAGAATCATGTAGAGAACTGGGCCGCCGTCGAGGATGTCGAAATGGTTCAAGAACCTCACCGCGTGGCCGTCGCCGCTCATCGCCACGCTGAAGGCGAGATCCAGCCCCACCCAGCTCTTGCGTGTCTTGGGCTCACCGGCTATGAATCCCACACTGCCCTGTGTCATCACGCCGGGTATGAGCCAGGATGGTCTCTTGACGTCGGCCATGCCGGCGGCCCAGCCTCGCTTGGTTGGAAGGGGCCCGCCGGCGGACTTCTCGTCGTGGGCGTCGACAGCCGCGGCTGCGTCCGAGCCTAGGCGCCTGAGCTCGTCGGCTCGTCCGTCGAACTTGTTCCACACTGTCGGGCGGACCATGGCGATAATCTCCGCCACCGTGCACTCGGTCTCAGCCAGGCACTGCACCAGATACCACAGAGTCTTGCTGCGATCGTCGCCGTTGACCGAGCGAGCCTTGAGCAGGTTCTGCGCGCGTCGCGGTAACAGGGGGCCGATGCGCTTGGCGAGCTCCGCTCGGTCGACATCCTCGATCTCCGCCATAAGCTCGTCGTCGAACTCCACGACATGGAAACCCTTGGGCAGCGACGGCAGTCTGTTGAAGTCCACCGCATCGTATCTGGGCCCGTCGTGCCACAGCAGCTTGCCCTGGGCCCTCCGACCGGCCACATTGTACTCGGGCTTGTGGTTGTTCCAGCCGGGCACCCTAAGTAGTTGAGTTATGTCCCATCCGCTGGGGTCCGCCTTGACCATGTGGGTCATGAGGCGGTTCTCCCCGGTCTGACGGGCGGCGCCGTAGAGATCCTCGGTCTCGGGGTCGTTCAGCAGCCAGAGCGCCTGATATCGCCCGGGTGAGGTCTCCCAGGCCACCGTGGGTCGCCACTGCTCGTCTATACGGTGGGGATCGGCCTCGTCCAGGTCGGCCCAGAGTGAATACTCTTCGTGGGCGTCGGCGGCCCTGCGGTGTGGAGCTCCGAAGATGACCGGGCACCAGTACAGATCGTCGTTCTGATGGGCCAGCATGTGGTCGACGATGTCGTTCCGCTCGGTCGGCCACTCGAAGGGCGGACCATCGTGGAAGCCCTTCTTGCCTTCACTCTGCTCTTGCCGGTCGATCCAGGAGAAGAAGCAGTAACCCTTGTTGGCTCTCGGTCCCCATGCCTGTGAGATGACATCCAGCGTGTCCTCGATCTGCTGTCGGCTTTTCAAGGCACCTCCCCTGCTAGTCGATGATGATATCCATATTATTGCATGCAATAGCTTTGATGATCAAGTCCACAAGATTTTGCGCTATGAGGGGCCCCGTTGGTTGCGCGATTAATTCCGAGGCGATAAAGTGATGCCATCGACGCGCCCCTGTTATTCGACTAGGAGTCACACCGCATGACAGCCATGATCCCGATCGGAGAGTTGCTTCAGGACAAGACCTTCCGACGGTTCTTCACCACCACTCCTGATCTATACCCCACACAGCTCACTCGGGCCGCGTGGAGGATCTGGGTGAAGACCCACACCAACAGCGCTTGGAGGCGCAAGGATGTTGTCCAGTACCAGGCAGGAGTTCGATTCATTCTGCGTGGGATCGATGAGGGTTCGGTGCACGACGCCGTCCTCCAGTCCCGGGGGGTATCCTACAAGCCTCCCATCCGCCATGTTCGGGCCATCAAGAACGGTGAGCCCATCATTCTGGTGGGCGCCGACGGCATTCCTCGACCCAAGGTCACGAGCTCTATCTGGCGGACGCCCTCTCAACTCATCCAAGACTACGGGTCGCATGAGTGGTGCTTCTACTGCCGCCGACCCACGATCTTCGGCTACTTCGTCCAACACCACAATTTCCGTGGCACGGTGCTGGAGGGTTTTTACGACGGCTCTGTTCGTCGCTGCGCTGTATGTGGTATCTCAATCGATAGCATTCGTCGCTCCTAGAGTCAGAGGTTCACATGCTCGACGAAGGTTCCAACGAGCTCGTAGGCGAGCTGCTCGATTCGCCCGTCGCTGGTGTGGATTCTATGTCCATGCCCTGCAGACACGACTGGCTCCTCATGCAGTTCACCGCTGGTGTGATCATGGGCGCCGACTCGACCGGCCGACCGGTGTTTGTGCCGACCGGCGACACCGAGTCGGCCTACGGTTGCGCTCGATGCGACGAGCCCTGGAGGCCGAGCTAGCCTGCCGAGCTGAATTGCTGCACGACGACATCTGCAATATACTGAGCAGGCTGCCATCGAGCGGCCCCATACAGGACCCAATCTACTCTGGCCACAGACTTCCCGGGAGAGATCACAACTATGACTCGCATGTTAGACGCGAACCTGGAACCGGTCTTCGCGGACCTCGTCACCGACCCGCGTTTCGCTGATGTCGCCAACGAGCTCTTGGCGCCTCGATCCTACAGCGACCGTCACGACACCACACCCCTGCTCGGTGTGGAGTGCACGGCCTGCGCCCCGTTCAGCATCATGTTCCTGGCCTCCCCGGAGAACCAAGGCCACTTGATCGACCAGGACAGGTTGCCTCGCGAGGGTGTGGTGACTCTCGAGTCCGCACAGGTTCGCCGGGCGCGGGCTCGCTCCTTCGGCCCCAAGCCCACCTCCACGAAGTCCACCCCCCCGAGAAGAAGGTCGTCCTGACCATGAATGAGTTCAAGCTGATCAAGCTGCCGGTGGATCTCCACAAGGCGCCTGAGCTCAGGACCATCAAGCACAGGAACATGAGTGATCTGCTGGCCAGCATCCACGCCGAGCTCGATGGATACATGGAGCGGGTCAACACTCTCGCCACTCTGGCCCTCGCTGATCGGGATCGGTCGAGGCTGGGGATCGTGATGGTTGTGGATGAAGACGGGGTCCAGAAGTGCAAGTCGGTGAACTTCAGAGCCTCCAAGTTCTACGGTGGCACCCACGACTACATCTACGGCGACGTTCTGTTCATGGCCGAGAGCTGGGGCCCAGACGGCATAGACTTCGTGACCCTGCCCGACTACTTCACTCTGGAGTACTTCATCGCGAAACTCGGCTGAGGCTGCCTTGACGCTCCTCGTGGAGAGGTGATAGCATTATGCTGACGCCGCACCACGATGACTAGGAGCCACGGATGGCCGACACGTTGAATACGGGGCAGATGGCCGAGGAGATTGGGACCGACTCTCGCACCTTCAGGAAGTTCCTGAGGTCCGACGCCAGTCCCTACGAGCCGGTGGGTCAGGGGGCAAGGTACATCTTCGATCACGACGATGTCGCCGACATCCGGACTCGATTCTCCGATTGGTCGGGAGGACGACGAGGGCCGCGAGCCACCTCGATCTCTCCCGCGACTCGTTCTACGCCCCGGTCGAAGCGCAGCAAGATCGTCGAGAAGATCGATCCGCTGGAGGCCGACGACCTCATGACCCGGCTCACCAGCAGCATCGCGGACAGGCAGCGCCGGCAGGGCATCATCTGCAACTTCCAGACCTCACACCCCAGAGTCCGAGGGCTGGACGTGAAGTGCGGTCACCCCACGGTCGATAGTACGATGTTCTGCAAGAGGCACCAGCAGATCAAGTGGTGCGGCGACTGGGAGCCGGTGCACGAGCTCTGTGGCCCGGGCCACTACTGCGGCTACCACAACGGCGACATCAGCGACGAGGAGTTCGAAGCACTTCGGGTGGGTGCGGAGATCGACGAAGAGCTTCAATAAACTTAACAGACCCAGCCGGCCGGGGAGATACTTCCCCCGCCAATCCCCGAGTCGGCTGATGAGAGGGGAATCCCGAGTTCCTCTCCCGTGGGCCCCGCCGGCTCTCCCCGATCCACAGACCGGCGGGGTTCACTGGTGTCGTGATATCATACCTGCATGGCCATCACCAAGCGGGCACTCATGGAGATGCTTGAGTCGCTCAGGGAAGAAGATCTGATCGAGTTCGCATTGACTCATGATGCAGTGCAGGGTGACTTCATCCAACCCCTACACCTGGACAGTCAGGCCACGGTGGACTTCGCTGTCGTGAGTGTCGGTGACCCCTATTATTGCCCCGAGCCTGAGGTAGGATGGGGAGGATATTAAATGATCACCTTGACATCCATGCTCCAAGCCCATATACTTATCTCATCGCCGCCCAGGCCAAACCGGCACCGTCCGCTTCACCGGCCTCCGCAACGCGGACAAGAACACCGGCGGCACCACGGCCCCGAAGATCGGGGTCAAGGACCTCAAGGAGTTCTTCGGCTACACCAAGCTCACCGACTTCAGCCGCGAGTGGAAGGAACTCTCCGACGAGGACCGCGACCAGCTCCGCGGCGGCATCCTGGACGGTACCTTCAACTACTGATCCACACCGACCGCCGGCCCGAGGGCACCCCACGCTCCTCGGGCCGGTCGGTGTGTGAGGGCTTATCGTTATATCAGGGGCCTTGCAGGGAGTCGATGGACGAGGTAGCATGACTATGTCGATCTGATCGATCGGCGACCACACGACTAAGGAGCTTGACGTGAGCTCAGTCTCAGCGCCCCGATCCCTATTCGAGGTCATCCACGATGTGACCGACGCGATCGTCGATGTCGCCCAGCAGCAGACCTTCCTGCAGGCCCTCACCCTCGACGACTGGGTGACGATGTACCGACTGAGCCAGGCCGCCTTCGTCACCCACAACCTGAGCCACGAGCAGATGTTCGCCGAGCTCACCCACAACGGCATGCACAAGATGGTCAGCTCCATCGTCGGAGTGATGGCCGAGAACGTCTACGGCGAGCAGTTCGACTGGACCCACGAGATCAACAACTACAGGTTCGCCCTGATCGCGACGCTCGAGCAGTCCATCGTCCAGTCGCTTTGGGGGTTCGACGACGGTCATCTAACCGACATGCAGATTCGATAAGCAAGATGGCCCCCGCGAGGGGGCATTCTTGTGTGTGACTATCTATCAGGTTCCCTGAGGACCTTAAGTATTGATCGCGCATCATTGGTCATCGACGACATCTGATCGATCCTAAAGCATCTCTCAGACTTCCTAAGGTAGCGTCGACGATTGCGCATCGGCCCTCATGCGCTCGATGATTCTCACCGCTTGATGGGTACTCCACACCACATGACACTCGCCGCCGGCGCGCCTGATCTGGTCGTGGATGTACGCCTGCTTGGGGCTGACATTATTTCTAGTCTCAGGCGTCTTCACCTCCAGACCTAGATACACACCGTCCACGCAGCAGATGAGGTCGGGTAGCCCCACGGTCATCAATGCGCTGCCGTGAACCTTGAACACAAAGACTCTCATGGCAGTGAGTTTCTTTTGGATGTCTTGCTGAATGCGTGCCTCAGGCCCACTCATCTTACTCTCCCGTGGTCACTCTCATAGCTTCCTACGACCAACTATAGGTCGGGCCTTCGCCCTCGCGCAATGACCCCACACACCAGCAGGACCAGCGGTCGACGCGCACCCTGACTAGGTCAGTTGCACCGCTGGTCCTGAGGTGAGGCTCTAACCTCCGTGCGCGTCGCGCGGCCTGGCGATCGGCGACAAGGTCAATCATCGCATGAGCAGGCCCGACGAGTCAACCTCGGTGGTCTACAGACCTTCGAGATCGAGCTCCTCCAGCTCGTCGTCGTCCACCATCGCCGGCTTCTTGGCGGCGGCTCGCCGGCTGGCTGGTGTGGAGACCGGGGCCGCGGCCTTCTTGGTCCGCCGAGGCGGAGGCGGAGGCTCCTCCTCTTCGATCTCCTCCTCTTCCTCGACTTCCTCCCCGTCCTCTTCTTCCTCGGGCTCAGGCTGAGGGATAGGCTTGGCCTTGGTGCGAGTGCGGGGGGCAGGCTTGGCCGGAGGAGCTTCTTCCTCCTCTTCGTCCACCTCCTCCTCTTCGTCCTCGGTGTCGTCGATGTCCGAGGCGTCCGCGTCCGACTGGACCTCCGAGGCCGGGATGGCCCACTGCACCTCGGACTGGATCTTGTCGTTGTACTCGGTGTCCTGCAGGGTCACGCCGATGTACTTGCCGACCAGCTTGTTGGGGTCGACCCGGACCCGCTTCTTCGGGATGACCACGCCGGCTGCGCCGAAGATGGCTCGCAGCTTCCAGAGCTGAGTCTCCTCGAGTACGCAGTAGTACGGGTAGGTGCCGGTGCCCGACTTGTCCTTCACCTCGATGGTGAAGAGCCACATCGGCTTGCCCTGCTTCGACTCCTTGTCCTCGACCTTGGTGATGCGCGCCTTGTAGTCGCCCTCGGGCCGCCGCTTCTTGTTGAACTGCCCGCCGTCACGAACATTCGTGAAGTCGAGATTGTGTGCACTGACCATCATGTCTCCTGTGTGGAGGTCGTTGGTGATATCTATCTTATCATCCTGCAGTCTGAAGATCTTACTTCGTTGAAGACCGAGGTCGGGTGACCTTGCCTTCATCCAGCAGCTGCAGAAGCCTAGGAACCGTGGGGTTCTTAAGGTAGTTAGGAAGCACGTACTCCGACCTGGCCCCAGTGTCGTACATCGGGTGCTCACCAAGCCACAGCCGACGCTGCTTCTTCTCGACACCGTTGAGCTCGATGGGCGCCACGTAGATCCGACCGATGACGTCAGCCAGAGAGTTGACCGCGCCTCGCACCCCCTTGGGCAGGTCGGCCACGAAGGCCATGACTTCCGCCTCGACATCCTCGTCGGCCTCCGAAGACATGGTCTCCATGGGCCTCTCCTGAGCGGTGTAGATGACACCCACAGACTTGAGGTTGTAGAAGTTGACCATCATAGTCTTCATGAGCTTGCCGGCCTGACCCCAGTCCTTCTGGGCCACCATCCCCGGCTTGGCGTCGATCGATCGCTCCTCGCGAACGTTCATGGTGTAGTCGAGAGCCATGTCGTTGAACCGAGAGAGACCGTCGAGCGCCACCCAGGTGTAGGGATGATCGCCAAGCCGGAGATAACCATAGAGCTCCTCCAGATCTTCCCACTTATCGACAGGCCAGACGTGAGGGTTCACCGACTTCATGTAGTCAGTGCCGGTCTCGGGGTCCGCGATCAGAGTGTTATCCACACCAGCTGAGGTGCAGAACGTGGTCTTACCCTTCTTGTTGCGACCGTAGACTAGGATGCGAGGCAGCTTCACGACCTCGGCGGGTCGTTGGATGCGGCGGGCCGCGATGGCCATGTAGTCTTTCTCGGCGATGGCTACTGCCCTCCCTTGGGGTCGCCAGATCGATCCTGATAGTACTCCATCGGGTCGCCCTGGCGGAAGTTGTTGGTGCGAAGGTATCGAGGGTTGCCCCCCATGAGCTCGATGGTACAGAGATCCTTGTACGAGCACCACGAACAGCTGCGATCGGCGACCCTCTCCACCGCATCGATCTTGTCGAAGGGGTAGCGCTGGATCCTCTGCACCGTGTGGTAGTTCTCGGTGGCCACCCGGCGCAGCATGTCCGAGTCTTTCTCCAACGTGTCGCGGCGGAAGAATGGCGAGGTCTGTGGCTCACCCGGCACATACCTGACGGCCTTAAGCTGGGCGAGCTTCTCTTTGATGTCGGGAGTGACCCGGACCAGCTTCTTGTCCTTCAACAACTGCTTGATGGTCGAGCCGTAGGTGTGGTAGTCTGTGTCGCCCATCACCTTCGACAATCGGCTGCCGTCCTGGATCGCCTTGGGCCGGGATAGTCCCTCGGTTCTAAGATAGTTCCACACGAACCCCTGGATGTCGTACTTCTTGAGCGCCGCCCACAGGTAGAGTGCGCTCTGTGCGTCGAGCAGCCGGAAGTTGATGTCCGGCAGAGTCTTGTGGGTCTTGTGGTCGCCCAGCCACAGGCCGTACTGATTCTCGAACATGATGTCGACCTTGCCACGGTAGATCACCCCGTTGGGCAGTTCGACCTCGATCGTGAACTCAGTCTCTATGGTCCTCCACGGATCGTCCTGGTAGTAGTGGACGTAGGCCCGCATCAGATCGTGGCAGTCCTGGGGCAGGTTGCCGTAGTAGTCTTTCTCCTCGTCGAGGAGCTCTTCGTACTTGAGACAAAGTTCACGATGCTTGATCCGCCAGTCCTCGCCTTTGTGGTGGGACTCTAGCAGCTCGTGCATCCAGGTGCCTCGGCGGAGAGGAACTCCCAGGGCTCGGGGCTTTAGTCGTTGGATGTACTTGTAGTCATACTGCTTGGGACATCGACGAAAAGTCTTGAGCGAGGAGTGTGTCACCACCTCTCGATCGATGGCGGGATCAACATAGAGATTAGTCACGGCTTTTTTCCACCACAATCAGTTGACTAACTCCAAACTCAGAGTCTCGAGGATGGCGACCAACGAGAGTGATGGCAGAGTCCATCACCTTCATGGATTCACCCCCCCACATTAACTCGATGCCCTTTGAGCAGGGGGGGGGGGTAAGCTGCCCTCCCACAAGTCTTTACCCCCCACATATCTAACTATTGTGTGTATCATGTCAACATCCTATCAGACGTTAGTGACTCTTGGCGAGGACTCTCTCGAGACCCGGGAAGTCGTACACTTGGTCGGCATTGAGTTCTACCGAATCTCCCCAATGCCTACCGATCTTGAGATCTGCGATGATCGGCACGGTCATGTTGAGCCCGAACCTACGATGCATGCTCTGCATGTCCTCCATCCCATCTTTGATCAGGGGCAGAACGTCGGCCACCAGGTCGTCCCTGACCTCAAAGTTCACCGCGTCGTGGACAAGCCCCAGACAGTGGACTCCGTCGGACATGCCCAGTTCGTGCACTCTTGAGACGATGTTGTTCATGCCGTTGAGCGCCATGTCGGAAGCCAGCCCCTGAACCGGGCTGTTGATCGCCTGCCTCTCGGCCTCGGCACGAACCCCCTGCTCAGGTGAGTTGATGTCGGGCAGATGCCGAATGCGTCCGATCGGCGACTGCACCCGGCCGTTGGCGTGGACTAGTGCCCGCTGTCGGTCGTGCCAAGACACCAGGTCTGGATAGAGATCGAAATACGCTTTTCGATAGGCTCTTGCCTCGGACTCTGTGAATCTCACCCCGTAGTTGTTGAACGCAGTGAGAATGAACTTCATCCAGCCCATACCGTAGAGGAAGCCGAAGTTCACCGGTTTGGCCTTCTTTCTCTCCTCCTTTGTCACCTTGCCGGCGGGCTTGCCGGTCATTCTCATGGCGGTCACCATGTGGATGTCGGCGCCCTCCTGGTACAGTCGGATCATGGTCCGTTCTCTAGCGCAGAAGGCGGCGATCCTGAGTTCGACCTGCGAGAAGTCGGCCTCCACCCACGTGTAGCCCGGTGCCGACCCGAATAGTCCCCGGATGAATGGGTCTCTGGGCACCTGCTGGAGGTTGATGCCTCGGACTGCGGATATCCGGCCGGTGAGCTTGGAGGTGTCTTCCTTGCCGGAGCTGAGTCGGCCGGTGACCGTGCCGTATAGCTTGAAGGAGCTGTGGACTCGATGGTTTGAATCGTGTAGAAGTTCGTAGGGCGTGAAGAATGACGACAGGGCCTTCTGCCACTCCACGCGAGCCAGCATAAGATCCACGACTGGATGGTGGTCGGGCGCCTCACGTAGAGCGAGCAGCACGCCCTCCGCCATACTTGGATCACCAACTGAACCATCAGGCTTCTCTTTACCCCTCACCCAGACCGGCTGCTCCAGCCAGGTGAACAACATCCACCGGGCGAAGTTTGATGCGTTGAAGTTGATGGCGAGCGGTCGCCCCCGTGAGTCGGTCGGCCAGGCCACACTGTCGGTGTGGGGCAGCCAGGCCTTAATCTCATTCTCAATGGCGTCGAGCTTAGCCTGTGCGATCGGCCGTCTCTCGCGCAGCCGGTCGACATCCAGCCACATACCTCGACTCTCGACTGGAATGAGATTCTTGTTGGAGGGCATCAGCAGGAGTCTGTCGAGTCTGAGCAGTCGTCGCTCCTGTTTCAGCTCTTCCTTAAGTTGTAGGTAGATTAGGTAAGTGTAGTATGTGTCCAGGAAGTTGTACTCTAGGATCTTGGCCAGCAACTCACCGAGTAGATCCTTGGTGTCTATGCCCCACGGTGAGACCCCGAGCCTCATCTGAGCCTGGGGTTTGAGTCCCTTCTGAGCGTTCTCATCCAGAAGATGAACAGCCAGCATCGTGTCGAAGGTATTCCACAGACCCTCCACACCAAACTTTCTGAGCCACCGACAGTCGAACTTGCCGTTGTGGGCGATGCGGATTGGCACGGCGTTGATGCTGGCCGACAAGAATCTCAGCACAGATCGCCAGGTTGTCCTGAACGGCGACTCGGGGTGGTAGAGAGGAAGAGCGAAGCCCCTTACCACAAGCTCTCGTGTCGCTTCGTCGGGCACCACATACGTGCCGGCGAGAGATATGATCTTGGCTCTAGGATCATTCTCTTGCAGTGGAACTATGTTGGTCTCGATGTCGAAGCTGAGCAGAGTGGCCTCGGCCAGATCCGCCTTAAGATCGTGCAGCTTGGTGACAGTGTCGACAACCACATAGTCTATCATGGGCACATTATGTGCGACCCTGCCGGCGACCATCGACACGAAGAGTTTCAGGTCAGCCTGATAGCCTGGTCTATTCTGGGGACGGGCCATCACCGCCGCCGGCGATATAGTTGGCATCACCGTAGCCCCGTGATGCTCCTCGGGTCGTCCTCGCCACTTGGTGATGCCGGAGTGACCGGTGACCGACAGCAGAGCTTCATTACCCAATGTCAGGATCCATTTGGGTTTGACCGCAGCCATCTCGGCCTCAAGGTAGGAGCGACATGCCTTGACGTCCGAATTGCTGGCGTTGGCCTCGAAGTTCCTGCACTTCAGCGCGGATGACCAGAAGATTGTGTGCTTGGCGGGTAGTCCAGCATCCCGCAGGTCATTCTCTAGCGCGGTCTGATAGCGACCTGAGTTGGGCATCTTACCCACCACCATGATGGAGGCCGTAGTGTCGCCGAATCCTGGCTCGCAGACCTCCTCGACATCTCCTCGACTCATCTTGCACTTGGTGCAATCTGAGTCGTACATGGCCAGCGGCAAGAACCTACTCATACCCGCCCCAACCCTTCCATCCTCGCCTGAAGGCCATGGACACTAGAGCGACCACCACGCCGGCGTAGATGATCACGCCGACGAGAAGGCCACTGAGCATCATGTTCACGTGGTCTCGGCGACCTTCCTATACTCGACCTTGAAGCCGACCGGCTGGGAGATCTGCATGACCGTGTCGTACATGACCTCGGCGAATGCCTCGCACATGGTGCTGGCAAGCTGCAGGGTGAAAGATAGGTTGCCCCCCTCGTCAGAGAAGTGCCACCGATGGGCATAGGCGTCGGGCTCGAAGCCCCTGTCCTCCTCGGCGAAGCCGGTCAGGTTGTGCTTGTTGGAGAGTTCGCTCAGGAACTCATAGATCGAGGCGATGTTCTCGTCGGTCATGCCGAAGAACTTATCCCACCTGACATCCAGGCGGTACAAGATCTCGACCTCGTCGAGGAACCAGTTGTCGGGCAGCCAGCTCTTGATCATCTCGGCGGGCGTGCCCTTGCCAAGGAATTGTTGGATCGTCATGTCAGTATTTTACCACTTCCACGCCTGCGGATAAAAGCAGGTTGACCCCGGACATGTCGCGATGTGCGAAGTCGTAGACCACGCGGTATATGCCGGCGTTGATGATCAACATGGCACAGTTGGAGCACGGTGAGACCGTGGTGAAGAGCTGAGAGTCCTGCAACCCTACACCATGCTTAGCGGCGTAGGCGACCGCGTTGGCTTCGCCATGCACGGAGATCAGACAAGGTTGCACCATCTTGCAACTACCCAGATGCTGCCCCGGCCATACATCTTGATCGGGGAGTATGTATGCAGTCTTGCAGGTGCATTCATGGCTGCAATGGACCATCCCCGCCGGCGCACCATTGTAGCCGGTGATCAGAATTCGTGCGTCGCGTTTGGCAACAACGACTCCCACCTGGGCCCGGCTACATGTGGATCGTGAGGCCCATAGCTTGGCGGACTCCATGAGAATGTGGTCACGCGATGGGCGGGAGTCGATCAAGTTGTTCATCTCATCGCTCCCATGAGTCTCTCAGACAGCTTCAGGCGCATCTCCTCGACAATGCGACCCATGGTCGGCTGATCGCCATCGAACACGTGCAGCGATCCGATGTTCAGAGTCAGACTGCCCGGGGGGACAGGCGACTTCAGCTGCTGGCCGACCCAGTGCTGAAGCCGCATGGCCATGTAGATGTCGTCTCGGAGGTGCCGCAGATAGTCGCAGGATCGTAGGTTGTAAGTGCAGTTTATGGCTTCGTTGCGGATCCTGAACTGATAACCCAGACTGCATGGTACCCGCTGGCCTTCAACCGAACCCGTGTCCTCGGGGAACCACACCGGCAGGTACGCCTGGCGTGTGGCTGGGTCTCGATCGAGCAGACTCAGCACATCGTCGAGATCGCCGTAGTCATATCGAATGCCTCGGTTCACCTGGAAGTCGCAATAAGTGTATCCCACTGCCGCATCCTGGTTACACTGTGCAGGCCCATGGCCCGCGTGCTTGGGCCAGAATCGTTCAGGGTAGGTGTGAGAGAATCGACCCCCATTGTCGACATGCTCGGCGTGACCCGCCTGCTGGTACGGCCAGATTTTGTTGGACGGGGGCGGGTTGAGCGGCTTACCCCCCACACGCTCGGCGAAGTGCTCGTCGGTCCAGGGTAAGTTTGGCTCCACCAGCATGGCCATCTGGTGTAGAGTGTATGGCACCGCGATCTGGAGACTGACGTCCTCCAGCTCCCATGTGACCGCCATGCCGGATCGACCTTCGGTGGACTGGGACTGCCAGGTAGCGCTGTTGACCCGCTCGGCCGAACTGTTTAGTCTCTGGCCTAGGTCGTACATGATGCCCTCGAACGAGGATCCTCGGATCTTGATCACGTGAGTCCTTCCTCCTTATCAATCATCAGAACCACACTCCAGGCAGATGTTGTCGTCCACCTCTTCTGGTTCGATGTTGGCGAACAGAGTGGTGTCCAGCGCCCGGAATGGCATCTTGATCGCCGACAGATCTAGCCCACTGACCATCACATGAGGCAGGGGTCGGTAGGCCTTGAAGAATTCTCGCTCTTGCCCTTCCTTGGGATGACCCTCCTTGTAGTAGGACCATCCCTCAAACTTGCGTCCGTATTCGACTCCGAAGAGCTCAGTGTGCCACCGACGTCGGATGCGACGGTAAGTGTTGTAGTTCATGTCGCCCAGCGTCACGCCGGCGGCGTCTTCCCGACGGACCTTGTTCAGCCATACCCTGCTGGCCTTCACAGCCGGAGCGGTGATCAACAGTCGCTCTTCAACCGTCAGCTGGTCGAGGGGCTTCAGCAGCACCCTTCTGCCGGTGCGTCGGATGTCTTCGTCTGCGTTGCACAGCAGGTATGCAAGCGACTTGAACGAGTGGTACTGGATGGATTCGATCATCCACACGAAGTGGAAGGATTCGATGGGAATACCGAGGATCTTGCCAACGTATCGGCCCAGAGTCTGGGCCACGCTCAAATCCAGGACGCTGAGATAGCCCATGTACGACGTCCGACTGTGCAGAGTGATGGTGGGTGTGGGAAGAGCCTTGTAGCTCATGGACAGCATGCAGCTGCCCCACCGCCGTCGCTCACGATTGGTCATGCCGTTGGCCAGACCGCCCTGGGACTGCACCGTGCGAGTCCTCAGGGTCGCAGTGCCTCGGCCCTTGTGACCCACCTTGGCGCACATCTGCAGCCACTCTGAGACCGCCTGAGGATCCAGGTACTGTCGAACCATGGTGCTCCATCGAGCCTTGCCCAGCCATAGGTTCTTGAGGTTGAAGTCCCATTTCATGCTGTCGGCGGTGGCTATCACGTTGTGCATAGAGACGTCGATCAGCGACTGGGTGTCAAGCTCAGCTGACGGGGCGTAGGCCAGAGTCAGACACATGTCGTCGTGCAGCTGGTTCATGTCGGGTGCGTTAAAGATGTGAGATGTCAAGGAGGACCTCCGCGATGAGTTGGACGATCAGCACGACCAGATACAAGCAGAATGAGACCACGGTGGCGCCGAGAGCCACCACCACGATCCTCCCCACCAACCGGCCCAGTTTGCTGCCGGTGTTGTATCCCGGCGACCTAGTATCCGGAGTCTTGTCGTCCACGGTTCTTACTCCAAGCCTTGAAGTATTCGGCGAACAGTTCGTCGGCCGAGATTCCGGCGGTGATGCAGATCTCCACGAAGAAGTGGAGTGAGTCGGCCATCTCCTCACGGAACTTGTCCGGGTCGCTGGCGACGAAGGTCTGCTTCCACGGTTTGCTGATCTTGAGCTCCTGCATGCCCTCGCCCAGCTCGCGGACCAAGAAGCCGAAGAGTTCGTGGATGCGAGCCTGAACCAGCCGAGAGTCCAGATCTCCGAGATCGGCAATCTCCACGACATGGCCGAAATTGGTCTTCTCGATGCCGTGGTATCGGGCCATCAATATCTCCTGGCCCGAGAAGATGGTGCGGAGAAAGTCGACGGCGTTGATACCGTCGGGAGTCCATGGCGAAGCGTAAGGAATCAAGTCAGTGTGATCGTCGGTCATGGTGTTTCGCCTTCATGTCGCATCGAAGTAGGATTGAGTCAACCAGCTGGTCGAACCGGACGTCGACATCCTGCGCGGTGTAGTCGAACGATAGCGCCTGGGGGTCCAACGCCATCCGGTTCAGGTAAGCGTTGTATAGCTGTTGGACGTGCTGCCTGACCACCACGTTCTGGACGTCGTCTCTGACATTGGCCCACACGTGGGGGAATGGTGGCATGCAGTAGACCACCACCGGCTGGATGTGAACAACCAGCTTCGTCATAGACTCCTGAAACCACCGAGGGTCCCAGAACCTCTCGTCGACCTCACGGTTGTTGAGCACCGCACTGTAGATGGGCTCGGAGATCAACCGGTGGCGATCGTAGATGGCCCGATGGAACCCTTTGGCCAAATTGTCATCGGTCCATTGCCGTAGATCTACCATGGGCCGAGTGTCGCTGTCGACCACCTTGCGAGCCACCGGCATGTTCAGCGCTCGGGACAACTGCCAGGCCAGCGTGCTCTTGCCGGATCCGTCGCATCCTTCGATAATGATCATGAAGATGCAACCCCCTTCTTGCCGGAGCCTGTGCAGGTGACATGAGGCCGACTAGCACTGGTATGGTGGGGCAGAATCCAGTCGCCTGTCACATGCTGCCTGGACAGCTCTATCGTCTGGAACTCCCTGCCGCAACCATTCTCGTCGCAGCGGTAGATCTTGGCGCCCAGCGGAGTCTCGACCCAGAGATCGATTCCCACACCCACCAGGCCGATCGGCGTTCTGTCGACGTAGCCTAGAGTCTCTGCTCGCTCCACGAACGTCTTGACGTCCTTGAGACTCAGCACTGTGCCGTTGAACTTCTCGATGAGCATCGTTTACCTCCTTCAACTAAGTCTATCACTCTCCAATCCCGGCATCAACCTTCCCGAAGCAGGGACTCGGGGGACGCCATAACCGCCTTCGCGACATCACCATCCTGCTGGAGAGTCTCGTAGACCACTTCGTCGATGGTGCCCCAGGCTAGTAGATACACGAAGCGGTTACCTTTAGCTGCGTGCAGAGCGATTCTGTCCTCAGCTTGAGTATAGTCCACGTAGCTGAGAGTCAGTGAGAACCAGATGAACGTGCCGGCGGTCGATAGATCGATGCCCAGCGAACCAGCCGCCGGCTGCATCACAAACACCGCACACCCGTCGGTGTGGGCCCTGAACGACTTGATGTTTTTATCTCGGTCCAGGCGACTGATCGCCCCATACAGCTCGAAGCATTTGATCTTGAGCTGGTCACAGACTGAGACGATAGCCTTGATGTCGCTCACGAACTGAGCGGCGATGACCACCTTCTCATCATTCTCCTGAAGATCCACCAACAGATCTCGAAGAACATCCAGTTTCTCCTGGCCCACCCGGTGCAGTCGGCCGTTGGGATACTCGTCGGACGGCACCGTGCGGGCCACTCCGGAGGTGATCTGTCTCAATCTGATCAACTGGACTATCTTTAGGGAGGCTTCAGTGATCTCGCCAGTCTCTATGCGATGGATCATGTCTCGGGCCATGTCGTCGTAGGCAGGCCCAGAGTCTGTGAGTGGCACCCAGATTATTTCAGGGGGCAGTCTCTCCGGTAGATCGAAGCACTCCTCGCGGGTGATGGCGAAAGCGTCTTGATGAATTCTTCGATGCAATTCTCGAGTGTTGATGTTGCCCAGCCACTTGGAGTAGCCGTTCAACTGTATCCACCTACCGAAGTGGGCCTTAAACTCACGGAAGCTCATGTCGTCGAATCGACTAGGGTTCAAGAACTGCCATTGAGACCAGATGTCGAACACCCGCTTCTTTTTGGTGACCACCGTACCGGTCATGATCACCCGATAGTCCGCGGAGTCACCCAGCTTCCACACCAGCTTGGACTTCTTGGCTGTGGGGGACTTGATGCGATGACTTTCGTCGAGGCCGATGGCGTGAGGCTGCCAGGCGTCCAGAGCGGCGAACACGGTGAACCTACCCCCCCGGCTCTTAGACCGACGCTTGTAGCCCCCCTTGTCTCGATAGACTGAGCCGGGAGTGGACAGCGCGTCGTAGTTGATCACCACCACATCCAACAGGCCGTCGCCGAATCGGGGTAAAGGTGTGGTCTTGCGAGAGTCGCTGTCCCACACCAATAGACGATAGTTCACGGGGCAGTGGGCTTCAAACTCATCTCTCCACACGCCCATGACCGACACCGGGCAGAAGATCAGCACTCGGTCGACCCTGCCCAGCGTGTGGAGAATCGACACGTAGTCGATGAACGTCTTGGTCTTGCCGGTTCTTGGGGCCATCAGAAGCGCGCCGCCGAACCCGTTGTTCAACAACGTCTTGACCGCGGCGACTTGGTGCTTGTAGGGCTGGGTTTTGAATCTATACTTCATACTGCCCTCGGGTCGTCGGGATAGTACCCTTCGTCGTGGATCATGACCGCGTCGACCACTACTCGGGGTACGTTAGGATTGTATGTGATGTTGCGCTTGATGATGTTGCCCAGCCTGAGGATACCCCCGGTTGGCCTACCACATTCCCTATGGACCCACCATCTATATTTAGTGCCTAGGCTGCTTAACTTTCCCCCGTGGCGATTGAACCGATCGTCCGGACATTTGCATCGAGTGCGGGGAACTTGAAAGATCCCGACAATCCTGAGTGACTCCGGTGAGTCTAGCTTGTCCACAAGCTTGGCCACTCGGTCGTCGTCGAGATCGACCTCCAGCAGCAGATATTGAGTCATGCTCAATACTACCACATATCATGACCACGCAGCAAGGTGAGAAGATACCTCATATGCGCGCTATATGAATCGCCTCGTCGAGCTTCCCGTCGCCTTGACACTGTCGCCCCATACCGATAGATTGGTTATGTATTGATCGCCCCGCCTGGGGCACCCTAACCTGGAGGACGATATGGCGACTGCCACCAGCCGCACTCGGAAGGCCACGGCGGCCAAGGCCAAGCCGGCGCCCGAGCCGGAGCCCGAGGAGATCGAAGAGGTCGAGGACGAGGAGTTCGAGGAGATCGAGGAGGCCGAGGAGAGCTCGA